CGTCCATGGCTTCAAAGGTCCGGGCGTAAAGCATGGCGACCCGGTCGGCATTGATGGGGCGGTTGAAGGCGGAAGCTACGGAAGCCGTCAGGGAATCCTGTCTCACCTCAAACTGGGTGCCCGGCAGGATGAGGGAGTCGGAACCGCTGGGCATGACATTCTTGTAGCCGGGGTGACCGGCCTTCTTCAATTCGGTAATGGCACGGGTCATGCCCTTTTTATAGGCGGATTGCACAAACTTGCCACTCCACCACCGCCCCTGAAAGACCTGCTCCTTCTGGTCGGGGGTAATTCCCAGCATGTTATTCTGGACCCTGCCCTTCAGCCATCCCGAGAAGTTATCGAGCTTCTGTGGGGAGAGCCGGTATTGGTAGCGCCGGTCTTTTCTGCTGGCGTTGGTCTTGACCGGCTGGTCAGCCATGGAAAGCATGAAGGGGATCATGGCCTCCTTGACCTCAGTGCGAAGCCGCTGGGTGCGGGCTCTGGCCTCCTTCACCCAGCCATTCACAATAGCTCCGGTGCGGGAGGGGTCGTAGCGCTTGGCTAGGGTTCCGGGTTTGGGTTTCATTATCTGCCCTTTTCAATGATGGTGTTGAGCATCCCCATGATCTGCCGGTTAATGGCATTCTGCTTTTCCACCAAGTCATTGTCCCGCTTCATGTGGTCGACTTGGTTTAGGCTGAGGGAGATGGTCTTCATCTCTTGGGCGAGAAGGGATCGCTCCAGTGAGGCCACCTCGGCTTTGAGCTGGTCGCGTTCCCTCAACCCGACTACGCATACCGCGCAAAGGGCGATGATCAAAAGGAAAAGGAAAATTCTATCCACTGCGTTCATTTTATTACCTCTACTTTCTTATTGTTCAAATTGTTTCAAACACTTCTTACATTTTGACTCAATGAATAGGTCAAGCCCCCATCCATGAGCTGGCTTCAACCCACATAGGGAGCGGACCCCCTTGATGTCTTTAAAGCTGGCATCATCATCAGCCACCACAGCATGCTGGACCCAACCACGCTGCCCGGCATCTACACCAGTGGCAGGTGACCGGGGATTTGGAGCGGTGGTAAGCCATTGAATTTTACCACTCATATCACCTCCGGCCAATTATCCGGGTGCACATCCGCCCAGTTTACTAACAATTTACTGGAGCTGTCAAACCGCTTCAATAATGGGATAACTTCATCATCAGTCCCCTTCACTTCCAATTGAGCCGACTTAATCTGCTCCGGTTCAAATACTATGCGCATGGTCTGCAAAGAGCCATCTACATAGTCACCACTGATCAGAACACTGTCATGGCCTTTTTCAATAGCCCACTTTCGAAAAGCCTCGGCACTTCCATGGTTATCCTTGACATCCTGATAAAAGTCATTCCAGCCACCAAGCCCGTCATATACCACCGGGTTTTGGGCTTTAATAAAAACCGGGATGACCTTAGGTCCATACATCTCGGCATTATCTTTGGAGTCGGTAAACCACGAACCAATGGTGTCCAGCTTCAGACCAATCCGATCCTTGGCCATGGCATGCCGGTCAAAAGAATCAAAGGTGTTGTGGGTACCGTGAAACATAGTATGGGTATACCCGGCTGAGTAGGCGGCCTCTTCCAAAAGGGCTTTGGCTTTTTTAGTATCACCTTTTTCCAAAGCGTTGGAATAATCAGCATCTCCACCGGAGGCGCTTCCACCCCGCTCCCCGGGTCTGCCGGCATGACCATGGTTCCCACTGCCGGGACCACCATTGGCTTTCAACTCTTCCTGCTCCTCCGCATCTAATTCGGCATAGATCTTCTTGAGCTTGCTATGGGAAATCCCGGCAGTTTCAAATTGATCAATGTCTTCATGGTCGGCATGGTCAGGGGCTTTGTTGGCCAGCTCCCCGACCTCCTTCAATTCGCCATCATCCAGAATGGCGGTATCATTATCATACTTGTTCATGTTTACTCCTTACGGGGTGGGGTCACTTGTGTGGTTGTCGGGTTGATGGCGGAACCAAAGGATTGCCACCCGGTTGGCGATGTCCACCAACAGGGGGTCGGCTTCCTTTTCCACCTTGGGATGCAAGAGCAGGGTCTGCTCCAAGTCACTGGCATCTATCCAAAGTTGTCGGCTGAGGTAGCCATCGGTGACCTTTGGATCATTCTGGTCATCCCAGCCCCGTTTCCCCTGCATCGCTGTTTTAATCAAGGACTGCTTCATCTGCTGGGCGAAGAGGTCAACCGCCTTCAGCAACTTGTCTATTTCCTGTTCCACTGTTCGCATAATTACTCCTTTAGGGGAATTACAAAAACCCCATACTATTATACGTTTACAGGTACTTCTCAAATACGCTTGGCAGGATATAATTCTTGCGGGCGACCGAAGGGGTGTCATGGATACGATCCGCCCCGGCCTGAATGGCATCCTTGATCAAGGCCTTCAGCTCCTTGGAACTCATCCCCTCCCGGTAATTCCGCTCCATGTGGTCAGCGGCCGATTCGGTGGCGTGATGATGGCGGAAGTTGTGGGCGGTGTAGAGGGTCTCGGTCTTGCTTGGGATTCTTTGGATATAGTCGTTCACCTTGGCATCCCGGGTACCGAGCACCGGCTGATCCGGCTTGACGGTCTGTAGGCGGGCTTGGATGAACCTAGCCACCACGGGGTCTTTCATCTGCTCCACCCATGGCTCCCCGCCCTTGGCGATGAAGGTGAAGGTGACCTTGTTGCCGTCGACCTTGACATGCTGTTTCAAAAGGGTGCTGGCCCCATACGCCTGAACATCCCCCTTGGTATCCTTGGTGGAGCCGATGCGCATGGCGGTGGCATCGATGACCTTTACGACAATGGCCTCCGGGACCCCCTTCCTCGCATCCCGGTCTACGGTGGTGCGGATGACGGGGAGGTCGTCTTCCATATTGGCCACGCGCCCCTGCTTCCGCAGGTCGTTGTCGTTCTGGGTGGCCTTATCCAAGACCCGCATGGTCCGGCCCTTGGAGTCGGTGAACTGGCAGATTTGAGCTCGGGCGGTCTTAAAGTCCTCGCGGAACTGGACATCCTGAAAGCCGGGGGCGAGGGCGGTTCCCATGCCGACGGCCTTGATGTCGGTTTCCAGCTGGAGGGCTTGGGATGGGGAGAGGGCTTTGCCGTTGAGGGTCCAGCCATACTTCCCGCCGGTTTCGCTTTCGGTCAAGGCCCCCCGTTTATACTTGGCGGTATCCGGGACATCCTTCATGGAGTGGATAGTGGAGAGGTCCCCTTCCCCGGAACCACCCACCTCACCCGGTCTACCCTCATGCCCGAAGTTACCGGAGCCAGCTCCGCCGTTGGCTTTGGGTTCATCATCTTTGACTTTAATACCCTTTTGATCAAACACTACCAACTCCCGCATGGCGGGCGGAGCGGGATCGGTATAGACGAGGGCATCATATCCTTTCTCTCTTGCCAGCTTGGCCACTTGTTGATCAATGCGCACCCACCATTTTTGGGCATCCTTATTGGCCTTTTCCTGATACACGCTTTCAATCGACTTACCGGTGAGGTCAGCGTAGGCTTGCTCTACCCGGGAAACGGTATATGGGTTCTTAACAGTAACCTCATATTTGTGGAAGTCTTTTCCATCTTCTCTTGAATAGGATTTTGCACCCTCCGGATCAATTGCAAAGAAGTTACCTCGCGATGTACCAGTAATGGGGCCGGAGCGATATGCCGTGAAGGTACCGGGCTTGGTGCCCCAATCGGCCCCATACTTCACATGCACCTCTTCGTCCCGGCGGGCTTTGGTGATTTCGTGGTAAGTGTTTTTGATGTCATAGTGGATTTCAGCCAAGGCCATTACGCGGATAGCTTCTTGGAACTTCCCTTTCCCGACAAGGTCAGCGGCTTCCTTGGCGGCGGTGGCTTCCTTGGAGCGACCTTCTGTTTCATATATTTTGACATATCCATTCAACCTTGAAACAACGGCCTCTTGCTGGTCCCATTTGAAAGAACCCTTCTCTTCATCTCCTCCCTCTCCACTGCCCCCTTGTTCACCGGGTCGACCGGCGTGGCCAAAGTTACCACTCCCTTGACCCCCATTCAGATGGAACCGGATCAATACCCTTCTCAACAGTTTCTCAATGCTATTCATGGGGTCCTCCTTATTTACTGAATCTACGGCGAAACCAATTAGCCTTTAACTGGGGCTTTATCCCCGGTTTCTCTGCTAATTTAAGTGACGGTTGGGGTTTCATGGGGGGCTGGCCTGATGGAATTGCCTCCCCTGTTTTTGGATCTATTAAAATCGCCTCTTTTTGACCGGGCTGATTTGGAGGGGTTCCTCCCTCGAAGGGCATCATCTGACCGGCGAGTTCCGCCTGAGCCTGCGCATCGGCCTCCGCCTGCCGGACCGCCTCATCCGCCTCCTCGAGCCATGCATCGGCGGTGTCGGTGTCAACCCCCAATTCATCCACGAGGAACGCCTTGCGGGGAATGAGCTGGTCCACTCCGCCACTCAGGTAGGCGGCCACCGCCCCCACGCGGGTCTGCGCTATCATGGCTCGGTCTTTGGGGTTCTCCTCCTCCTTGTGATCAAACTCGACCATGAACTCGCCACCCTTGGGAGCCGGCAAGGCCCCGACCTCAATCAGTCGCTCCACGACCGGGCGCACAATGCAGGGGGCACAGTAGGTGGCGTTGCGGGATTGTACCTTGCCACTCCAGTTGTCCCCATCTTGATCCCCGGCCAAGACCCCCTGTTCGCTTCCAATGAGGAGGCGGTAGGGGATACCCTTGGATGCCCCGATGAGCTTCAATGCCGTATCCACAATGCTGGAGGGGTCTGCGGTCTGTCCGGAGAGGGTCTTGACATCCAAGCCCTGCCCCACGATCCAATCCTTCAGCCCTCCCATCATATCCTCGAAGCGCCCTTCAAATTCGGTGCGTTGTTTGTCACTGAATACCACGCCCTCGCCCGGATCAATCTTAGCGAATGCCCGTTGGAAGCCGGAGCGCCAGAAGGTCTCCCCGGACGCGCTGACACAGGTTTCAATGTCCTGTAGGCGGTTCCAGACACTTTCAAGGACCGGCTTGGCGTACACCTCGCCCTCATCCGGGTCCTCGCATATATGCACGCACCTTGACCAATGGACATTCTCAAGCGTCCGGCTGAAAGCCCCGCCCTCCTGTGAGGTCTGGCGGACCCCGCTGAAGAAGGAGCCAGCCATCGATGCCCCGTCCATGACCTTCAGGGTGTAGGAAGCCGGCCTGCCATAGCGTTCATTGAATACGTCGGTTTCAAAGGCCCCGATGCTGGCACAATCCTCCCGATAGGCTTGTACATAGAGGAGCTTGGAACCCTTCTTGACCTCCCCGGATACAGCACCCCCGTCATCAAACCCGAGGAACAGCACGGCATAGCGCCCGATGCCAGCAAGGCGGTCGGCCTTGGCCATATAGGAGGTGAGCTTGACCTTCTTCTCCAGAGCCTTCCATTCCTTCATGAAAGGGGTCTCATCCTTTGGTGCATTACCTTTTGGAGTGACCTTCTTGGCTTTGGGCTTGGCGAAGGGAAAGGCATTGGTCTTTGGGATCTCAACCAAATCATCCTCCTCATCCCCGGCCCCTTCCCCGGCCTTGGCCATATCCTTCCGGGCGGTGTCACTTTCGGCCTGCACCTCATTGTCATCATCCCATATCACCGGGGCTTTGCGCCAGCAGGCGTTCGGGTAAGCTTCAATGATGCACTTGGCAATGTCCCCTCTCTTATAGCGGGCGTAGTAATCCCCGACGGTCAAGGCTATTGGATAACCACAGGCCAGCCAGATATCCCGTTTACCGTCATGGGTGATACCGGCACGCTGGGCTATGGTGGCTCGGACGGTCGAGAGGCTGTTGACCAGTAGCATGTGGGCCATCTCCTCCTGTATCCTTGCTATGGGGGTCGGAGCCCTCTCCAAGACATTGACGAGTTGGGTATGGGTCAGACTGTTGGTCATTACTTTAGGTTCATTGTTCATTTTATCTCTCCTATTAGATGGAACGGCTACGGCTGATGGCCGCGAAGGCCCCTGCCGCGCTATCCCAAGTATCATCGTGTGCCCCATCCGGGGCTTGTGCGACCTCTTCCAAGAACGCCTTGTTCCAAGGTCCCCTCAAAAGTTTAACATTTCCTGCCGCGGCCTGTGCGAAGAAGGGAAGGGCTCGAGTAAGCTTGTCTCCGGTCGGATGCTTAAAGAGCATGGAGTAGCCACATAGCTTCTTGGCGAAGGCGCTGGAAAGGATT